CTGTTGAAACGGAAAATGGACTCTGACCCCACTTTTCCCCATGCCGGCTTCTCCTTGGTGGAGGCCATGATTGCTATAGCGCGTCAAATAATCCTGGAAAACGAATCAAATAATCCTGGACAAGAGTGGCTGACGTGGTTTGCTGAAAGGAGCCAGAGGCACTACGAGGGCGGAAGCCCTGATGGTCACTTCCTCCCTCGCCAATTGGCGGCCCGGCGCGCCGTTGCGCCGCTCTTTCAAAGAGCCCCGCTCAACCCTTCGCTTCCCCAATCGATCGCTCGACGTGGGCCGACCTGACGCCCTTGGCAGGCCGGATTTGCGGCCGGTTGAACGGCCGTTTAATAGGGCTTCACGCCCCGCCCATGTTGTCCCACTTCACTGCGCTCGGTCCATTCGTGCGCCAGCGGAGCGCCAGCATTTCATCGGGCTTATCGGTCATGACGTAGCGCCCCGGCACTTCGGCCAGCGATTCGTAGGATTTCGAGCCGTCACACTTCGCCGTGCCGTGATACCACTGGAGGTGCCCAAAGAACCACCAGGAGACCCAGGTCGCGCGGCGCCCGTCTCGCCTCTCGATATTCCGCCAGCTCGTGCGCCGGAGCCACCCCCAGTCGAAATGCCTCTTCACTTGCGGCTGCTGGTACTGAAAATAGAAGTCTGCCGGAAGGTTCATGGCAGGGCCTTCCACGCGGTCATGTAGTCGGTCTTCACGTCCTCAATGGTCTTAGTGTTGCCAGGGCCGCTGCCCGTGTACTTCGTCAGGGCAGTCGCCTCGGCCGCCGTGATCGTCCCCTTGGAGACTAGCAAAGCCGCCAGACCACGGATCTCGTCCTTGAGCGCGTTGCAGTAGCTCCGCACCACGAGCATGGCGGCCTTGATCGCCTTGATCTCTGCCTCGCTGAGGGCCTGCTCATCCTGCCGTGCGGTGTCATAGTCGGTGATCTCCTGGGCGGTGGCGGCGCGAATGCCGGGCGTGTCTACATTGCCGTCCCAGCGCTGCGTGCGCGGATCCGGGCGCTGCAGGGAATCGCCAGTCCAGATCCCCTCTGTCGCCGCGTCAAAGGCGAGCTCCGTGAAGCCGCCATCGAGGAACAGCGCGTCGCTCTTCCGAAACTTCTGTTGCCACTTCGCCATCGGTTAGATCCTCACCAGATAAATCCTGTCATGAACACCGTCCCGGTGCCGGCACCGGTCAAGGCCATATGCCCCCGCTGGAACTCAGTCGGGATCGGCGGGTACTCGTGCAGTGCCTCCGTGGTGGAGGCGGCGTGCGAGATGCCCCGCACGATGCCCTCCGTCAGATCCCCCGTGATCGCCACCCCGAAGCCGCGCGGGAAGCCGCTCAGGTGCAGTGAGCTGCCGCTCACCGAGTGCGAGCCGCGCACCAGGGCCTGGATCGCGCCGGGGGGGAGCAGCGTGGACCAGTCGTGCAGCTTCATGTAGGCCGTGTTCGTGTCTGTGTCCGTGAGCTTCTTCAAGAAGAAGCACGCCCGGTCCATCCCCACAAATGGATAGATGTTCCCACTGCCGTCAATATAGAACAGCCCGATCTGCGCAGAGCGCGTGTAGCCGGACGGCAGCGTGGGCGTCGTATCCTCACGCGTCACATAGGCTTTGAACACGGCATCCAGCACGGTCGCGTGCGCGGACCAGGCGCTCCCGCTGAATTGCTTGAGGACGCCGTTGGCGTAGCCGCTAGCGGTGTTCCCCTGCCAGCGCAAGTGGTTCGTCGCGCTGATGGCGTAGTCCGCATCCAGGACCAGGTGATACTGCGTGGACAGCGCCGGGGTCGCCGGGTTGCGGAAGACAAAGCCCCAGAAGTCCGCGCCCGTGGGGTAGCGCGTGGCGTCCATCTTCTGGCTCGCCGCGAGCAACGCAGAGGGGTCTCCGCCAGAATCGCTCCACAGTTCGCACCACACCTTCGCGTTGGCGGGGATGGTCCCCGTGCGGGAGAGTTTGAGCTCGACGAGCTCCAGCGGCTTGCTCGTGGCGACCTGGATACCTTGGGCGAGCTTGGTCCGCGCGGCGTCGTCGCGCATGGCGGCCTGCGTGTTGTCGGTCGTGTGCGAGACATCGAGGAAGTAGTCCTTGGCGATGCGGCCGAAGAGGGCCTCCGTGCCGTCGTCCTTGCGGATGTAGAACAAGCGGTTCCAAGTGTTCAGCACTGCCGTGCTCTCCATGCCACCCGCGCCGACCACATCCTTATCGAACGTCAAGCGCGCCGTCGGGGTGAAGCGCCGTCCGTTGTCCATCGTGATCCAATCGGCCCGGCGCAGCATGATCTGCGTCAGATCCTGATCCACCGGAGAGATCAGGTGCACGCCGCGCAGGTCCTCGGTGGGCGTGAGGGCGTCCAGCGTGACGATGCCCGTGCTGTGCGTGATCTTGACCGGACCGCTCTCGGTGAGGGTCTTGTGCTCGGTCTTCGTGCCGAGCGAGTCCGCACCGAAGAGCTGGTTGGCCGCGCCCTGGAAGATCTGCGCCACCGGCGCGAGGATGATCTTATAGGTCTTCCCGCCCGTGTTGTGGGCGTTAGCGGCAGCGCTGTGCGTGAAGACGTCACCGACGCGGTTCGTGACCGTCAGCACCTCGACGGCGGGATCATCCTCTGGGGCGGTGGGGAAGTCCGTGGCGTTCCAGATGACGACGAGGAAATTAAAGACCGCCGGGAATTTTCCACCCTCGCCGGAGCCAACAGTCAGGCTGGTCGCGCCCGCTGCGATGCCCGCTGCGAGCGTGGCCTTGGCAAAGTCTTTGATCGCGCCGCCCGGCATGTTAGTAGATCAGGATCTCCTTCACACCCGCAGCGCCATCGCCCCCCTTAGATGGACATGACGCTCCTCCGTTAGCACCAACGCCTCCATTCTGAGTAAACGTGGCTCCGTTGTCGGTATAGGTCCGACTGGCCATTAAGATGTTGCCAGCCCCTCCCCCTCCACTGCCAGGACCAATCCCATTGACACTGCCGTTATTTCCGCTCGTATTGAGGACTGCCGTCGCCGCTAGGTTGATTTGTGGTGCGATCAACACTATAGATCCTCCACCGGCGCCCCCCGCTGCAACGCTAGCTGACCCACAACCTGCCGCCCCTGCCGTGCCTCCAGCGGCCAGAAGGGTCCGATCAGTGGACCTGGCTCCCCCACCGGCACCACCAGGAGAAGTAACGCCGCCGTCGCCGCCTGATCCTCCCCCACCGCCACCCCCTGCCACTTGGCCGAACAATCCAGCCATGAGCGACTGCAGAGCTGCTGCACCGCTCACTTGAGTGCCATTCCCTCCGGCAGTCGAACTGGCGCCACCGCCTCCCGGTTGGTCGGTGCCATCTGCTGCAGCCGTGGCTGCTCCTCCTGAGCTGTTCCCTGGCGCTCCTGCTTGGCCAGCGCCAGCCGCATTGATGGTGCCATTGATCGTAATGCTTTCTGAAGCGATTATGACAAGCCGAAAACCTCCCGCTGGCACCGTGATCGTCACGCCGCTGTTCAGAGTAAAGTTGCGATAGAAGTGGATGCCGGAAAGGTTCTGGTTGGAACTGATCGTGACGTCGTACTCGTGCGCGGCGGTACTACCCGTGCCGGTGTCCGCAGGACCGCGCGACAGGCTGGGAGCAAAGGGCTCAAAGACACGCTTGTCGGCGGTGCTCGTGACGGCGGCACCGCTCGTGATGGCGGTGGCGATCTTCACGCTGTCCGCCGGGGCGGTGCCCGTGGTGTTGACCTCAAACTTGGCCGCCGCGACGTTGTTGGAGCCGTCGCGTGTGAGCTTGAGGAAGATGTGATTTGTGGTGCTCGCGGCGCAGGTGACGGTCGTGGAGCCTGGGACAGAGATGTAGTAGCCGGAGATCATGGCCTTGCCGAGCGGGATGGCGATGTCCAGCGTGCCGGAGCTGGCCGGAATCGCAAAGCCGGAGATGACGTAATTGCGTTCCACGCCAAGCCGCCACGGGGCGGCGTACTTCTCCAGCGTGTTGACCCCGTCCCCCGCCACGCCGCCGTTCACGTCGTTGACGGAGGGGGAGACGAGCTCGTTCGTGATGTCGTGGTCGCCCATATTAGCTAGAGCTCAGCGTGATCGTGATCAGGTACGTCAAGGTCTTACTGGTGTCCTTCACCTTGTCCGCGTGCGTGATCCGGTTCAGCATCACGCCGCTGTTCGCCGCCACGGTGTTAAAGATCCCCGCCTCGCGATAGGTGTTGCCGTTGCCCTGCGCCGTCCCCATGAACAGCCGCACGGTAAGCACGCTGCCGGCGCGGGTCATGCTGGTGAGCTGGAAGCGCACCACCTCGGCGACGAGGGCCGTCTGCCCATCCGTAACCGCCGTGCTGCTGGTACCCGCCGCCACCGCCGCGAGCGTGGGCTGCACGCCGAGGATGATGTCCCACAGCAGCCCACGCCCCGACGCCGTGACCAGGTTCTCGACGACTTCCTCGGAGACGAGCCGCCCCTCGGCATCGTGCTCCTGGATGGTCCAGATGCCCGTGACTTTCAGGCGCTCGCCCGCGCGGACCTTCTTCGCCAGCCATCGCGTCACCCCCACTGGGAGGACCCCCAGCGCGTGTCCCCGTCCCACTGGCCGACCCCGTTCGAGGTCACTAACGAGGCGTCCACCGCATCGGTCAGCGACAAGGGCTCATCGTCCACCACGGGGAAGGACACCACTTCGTTCTCGCGGATGCCGAGCGGCTTTTTGAGCCGCCGCTGGGCCTGCCAGTATTCCACCATGCCGTCGTACTTCTCGGTCGGCGCGCACTCGACTTGATATTCGCGCGTCAGCGCATTGACAAACTGCCAGAACTCCACGCTGGTCACGAGGTACGTGCCGCTCAGGCCCAGCGAGGGGACGTTCAGCGTTACGGCATGGCCGGGATATAGCCGGTCCGTGCGCGTAATGAACGTGAGGCGGTCCACCAGGGCGCTGCGCTTGCGGAGCAAGCCCTGCGCAAAGCCCTCCACCACTTCCTCGCCGTCGATACTCGTGTCCTCATGCAGCAGCTCGTGCAGCCCCGTGCCGCCGCCCGCCGCCTGGCGCAGCGTGATCTCGCCGGGGTTGTCGATCTGGAGCAGCAGCGGGTAGAGGCCCTTGAACGTGACGATCAGGGCTTCGGTCGTCGCCAGGATCGGCGTCGTGGTGTCGGCGGTGATCTCCGGGCTGTTCTTCTGCCAGTACCACTGCTTGCTCGCGTCCACCTGGCGGACGCCGACGGTTTGGGCCACGGTGCCGGTGGGGGATTGACGGCTGATCGTCGGGGGCTCGGCCAAGGGGAACGGCATCACGAAGGTGGTCTTCTCGCCGTCGCCCTTCTGCCGCTCGGTCTGCGTGGCGGTGATTCCATGCCCCGCGCGCACGTACACGCGGTTTGCGTACTGATCCAGCGAGCGGTCGCGCGCGATGTGCAGGAACTTGGCGTTCGTGGCGTCGATCGCAAACGGCGCGGGAAACGTGGACGTGTTGAAGAAGTGCAGCGTCTTATACTCATCCACGCGCCACTGGTAGCCCGTGAGGTCCGACAGGTCCCGCAGGGCCTCGGAGGCCGTGAGCAGCGGGAACACGGCCTTCGCGATCACGGGGCCGTCCTCGATCGTGCCCGCCAGGATGCCGTCCGCCGCGAGGACCGTCGTGATGATGTCCCGCACGATGGCCCCGGCGGTCTGCTCCACATAGGTCTGGTTCACGAGGCGGCGGTCCAGGAGCCCGTTCCAGTCCACGGCGTCCAGGTCGTAGACGTAGCTCGCGAGGTTGCCCTCGACTAGGTGGCGGCGCACGGCATTGTGCACGAAGCCGTCGAACAGCGTGGTCGCGTCCACTTTGATCGTAAAGCGGTGATCCGGCTCCGGCACGAACGGATCGTTCGCAAAGCGGAGCGTGGCCTTGGCCGTCCCGCGCTCGCCGAGCGCCTGGTTCACCTGGTAGCCCGCGTAGGCCAAGAGCTCGGTCACGTCCTGTCCCGCGACGAAGAGGCGAAACGTGCCCGGGGTGGCCCCACTGTGCCCGCCGCCGAATGGAAGACTGCCAAGTGTCGCGCCTCCGAACATCAGGACATCGCGTGCAGGTACGCGACGCGCGGCCACCCACGCATGACCTGCTCCGTGAGCACGCGCCCGTCCAGTTCGATGATGATCGTCTGCTCGCCGCTGAACATCCCGCCACGGTCCATTGGCCAGACGCCCTCACCCTCATGAACCACGGCCAAGCCAGTTTGCGTCACCGTGCCCCCATGCTGCAGCGCGGGCACGCCCAGCGCCGCCGCAATCGCCCCAGCCGCGGTCGCGCCTGCTGCCGCAATCGCGGCCCCCGCAAGGACCGTCGCGATGGTGCCCGAGGTGATCACGGCCCCCGCCGCGACTTCAAACGCCGGCGCGAAGGGAGCCCCGACCACGGTCGCGGCCAGGCCAGCGCCGATCGCCGCAAAGACTCCCGCGATAGCGATGACCACCCCTTCCATCACGCCGATCGTGGCTTCCGCCATGGCAATGGTGACCGCCAGGGTCGCGGCGCCGGCCGCGACGAAGGCCTTTTGCGTCACCAACAGGCTGGCTGCCCGAATCCCCTCCTGGGTCTCGGTCACCGCCGTCTTCGCGGTCTCCGTGGCCGTGTGCGCCGCGATCTCGGCCGCATTGGCCGCCTCGCTCAAGCTCTGTCGCTCGAGGAGTTTCAGGGCCCAGTCGGCTAGGAGTTGCACCCCGGTATTGAGCGCTGTCTGGACGAGGGCGATCTGCGTCGCCTCCCACGCCGCCTTGAGGTCGCCGCCCTTGACGATCATCTGCGCGATGCTGCCAGTCCACGTGCTCACGATCGAGGCGAGCGAGAAGGTGTTGCTCGCCACGAGGTCCTGGAGCTGCGTCTTCATGAAGGCCGTGAAGCTCGCCGCCTGGGCCTTCTCCAGCGCAGCCTGCTGCTGGCTCACCTCGAAGACTCGCTCCCGCATCGCGATCTCCTGGTCGGTCCGCGTGAGCAGCTCGGCGTGCTCCGCCGCAGTTTCAGCCGCAGCGATCTGCTTGTTCCTATCGAAGACGCGCTCCCGCATCGCGATCTGCTCATCCGTGCTCGTGAGCAACAGGGCATGATCGGCTGCGGCGACTTTCTGGCTGAACTCGAACACGCGCTCGCGCATCGCGATCTCGGCCTCCGCGGCCTTTAGTAAGGCTGCCCGCCGCTGCGCCTCCTGCGCAGCCAGCGCGTTCGTGGACTTCTTGATGGCCGTCTCGCTCTGCTCCTGGGCGCGGACGGATTTAATGATCGCGGCCGTCTCGGCGTCGATGGCCTGGATGTTCTTCAGAACTTGCTGCCAGTGCTCCTTGGAGAAGACGTTCACGGACCAGATGGCGGCCGCGATCTCGGCCGCGGCGCGGGCGAATCCGACGAAGCGCGCGGTGAGGGTCGTCGCCGCCTCGACGAGCTGGTTAAACCCGCGCGTGGCGAGGGCGATCGTGGCCGTGGACATGTCCGTGACCCACTTGACGGCCGGCGCAAAGGCGGCGGCGACTTGTTTCCCGAAGCCATCGGCGGCGAGGCCCAGACGGTCGAAGGCGTCGTCGGTGGCGCGGAGCTGCTGGAGCGCCTCGGTGGAGAGCACGGCCCCGAATTCCCGGGCCTCCTTTGCCGCGCGGTCAAAGGCCTCGGCGTCCTGCAGCAGCACGGGGAGCAGCTCCGCGGCGCCGCGCCCGAGGAGCTGGCTGGCGACGGCCGTGCGCTCGAATCCTGGCGGCATGGCCCGTAGCTTCTCCAGCACGAGCGAGAAGGCTTGCTCCGTATCGGACCCCAGCGCGCTCGCCTCCAGGCCGAGCCGCGCAAAGGCCCGGCGCGACTCCTCCATGCCTTCATTCGCATTGATCATCTGCAGGCCAAGGGCGCGCGCGCTCTGGACGACGCCTTCGATATTGCCGCCGGCCATCTGAAAGGCCGCACCCCATTCCTGCAGCCGCTGCTCCGACAGGCCCGTGAGCGACGAGAGCTGCTCCAGCCGCTCCGCCTGCGCTGCCACGTCCTTGGTAATGCCCACGACGGCTTCGGCCGCGTTCTTTACCGCCAGGCCGAAGGCGACGACCGTGGCCGCCTTGAAGCCCTTCTCGACAAAGCCGGCCAGGCCGTCGAGCGAGTCCTGGCTCTCCTTGACGCCCTGGAGGAGCTCCTGGGCCTCCGCTTTGATCCTGACGATGAGGGGATCCAGCTCAGGCATCTAGTGCCGTCTCCCCCGCGTCTGCTTCGCCTTCTTCATCGCCCGCTCCTGCTCCTTCGCCTCACGTTCATAGAAATAGGACCAGTCCAGATATTCGCGGCTGCTCAGCGGCTGCGGCCGCCCCGTCAGGAGCTCCGCCACGGTCTTGTGCAGCGCGCGCGCCAGCATGAAGCGAAACTGCTTATCAGGATCCAGCCAGAAAGGCCTTGCGCGCGGCCTTGGCGACCTCTGGCGCCAGCCCCGACTCGGCCAGGATGGGGCTCAGGATCCGGTAGTAGAGCCCCGCCGACTTCTTCAGCAGCGCCTCATACTGCGCAGCGTCCAGCTTGGGCTCGACCAATCCGGCCAGGACCCACTCCTGTTCGAGCCGGGCCATGTTCACCTCGCCGTTGACCGTGGCCCGCTCGCGGCAGGCGTCCACTTCCTGCTTCGTGAGCCCCTTGATCTTGACGGTCCGGTTGAGCTCCGGAATCTCGATCGTCTTCACCGCGCAATCGGGCGCCGCGAGCAGGTCCTCGAGCGACGCCATTGGCTTCGTGTTCTCCATACGTCCTCCTTTGTCCACTCGTTATCCGTTAATCGTTAAACGTTCAACGTCCAGGATCTTCACGAATAACGAATAACGATGAACGATGAACGTCCTTACGCGAACGTGCCGCGCGTGACGACGCCGGTCGCCTGCAGCTCGAAGCTGATGCCGGCCACATCGTCCAGCGGGCTATCCACGGAGTAGCTCGTGACCCAGCACTCGACGCTGTACTTCACCTTGCCCGTGGTGCCGCCCTCCGGGCCGTACTCCAGACTCTTCGTGTTCGCGTTGTCCCCGATGTCATCCGACAGGATCACATCGATGGCCGGGTCGAACCGCCCCTCGCCGGAGAAGGTCGCATCGCGCAGGCCCGGGATGTACGTCTTCTCGTTGAGGCCGAAGACCGTCGTCTCCGCCATCTCCCGCAGCCGCTCAAACGACGCGCTGTTGAGAAACGCCGTGATGTCGGTCAATGTGCCCGCGCCGTTGTCCAGCTTGACGACCGTGTTCTTGCCGTGGGTGAAGGCCCCGAGCAGCGGCACCAGCCACGGCAGCCAGAGCCACGCACTGTTCAACCAACTGAGTAGCCTCGTCATAGGTCCTCCTTGTTGTCGCCGTTGTCCTTACTTCCGCCCGAAGCCCACCACGAACGTCACCGAGCCCACACCCGTGACCGTGAGCGTGTAGCGCGTGTACTGGCGCACCGTGCCGGTGATCGCCACGCGCTCCTTGGCCGGCGCCCCCGTGACCGTCGCGAACGTCAGGATGTCCGCCCAGGCCACGGCGTCCGCCGAGTCCTGGATCTTCACGACGATGTTCGTGAAGCCGGAGTAAGCCGTCACTTGCAGATAGCCGTGCCCGCCGTTCGTCGTGGCCGCGCCATTGTTCTGCGCGGCGCCGTTCTGGTTGGCGGTCTCCGCACCGAGCGCGTGATGGCTCACCACGGCTTCGCGCCCGACCTTGGATTGCAGCTCGCAAGAGACCCCCACCACGTCGTCGAGCGGTGAATCCACGGAATAGTTCGTCTCCAGCGCGTCGAAGCCGGAGCCCCGCTTCCCGACCGCGTCGCCCTCCGGCCAGAGCAGCCAGATGCTGCTGGCGTCCTGCCCCAGGATCGTGGAGAGCTGCTCATCCACGGCGGCGGCCGCGCCATCGAAGCGGCCCTCGAGCGAGAACGTCGCGTCCCGCAGCCCGGCGAGGTAGGTCTTGTCGTCCTTCCCGTAGGTCGTCGACTCCCCCGTCTCGCGCACGTTCTCAAAGCCCGACTGGTTTAAGAAGCCGGTCAAATCGAACCCGTTCGCGTAGATCTTGGTGTTCTTGCCGTGGACGAATGCCATCGTTATTTCTCCTTCCGCCGGCGAGAGGACTGAGGGCTGAGTGCTGAGGACTGAGCCTCAGTCCTCAGTCCTGAGTCCTCAGTACTATTCGCGAGGCCAGCGGCGCCCCACGCCTGGCCGACTGGATCCGGCACGTCATAGGTCTTGCCGGCCTCGAAGCGCTGGCGCGTCCGGCCGTCGTTCACGCTGTCCTCATGATCTGCGCGCATCGTCACCAGCATCGTCTCCTCCTGGGTAGGGGCACGGCATGCCGTGCCCCTACAATTTCATGCCGCAGTCCTCGCCACCACGTATTCGATCTCGGCCGTGAGCTCGAAGTAGGCGTGGGGCCTCGCCACCACCGCGGCTTCGTCCGTGGCGATCTCGGTCACGCGCGTCACGAGCGCCAGGCCGGACCACTCCTCGTCCTGATAGAGCGCGCGGATCACGTCCGCGATCGCACGGTTCACGGCGACGCGCCGGTTCTCCTCGTCCATTACCCAGCCGATCACGATGACCGTGAGCACAGCCTTGACCTGCTGGTAGGTTGTGGGGGGGCGCCGTTCGATGCCTTCGATGACACCGTAGACGGGCCGGTCCTTCGCCAGCTCTTCGGCCTCGTCATAGTTCTTCCAGTCCCGCACGACATCTCCAGGCGTGAACCAGTAGGTCGCGCCCGCCGTGATGCCGGCCAGGCGGCTCTTGACGGCCGCCAGGATCTGCTCTCTGATGGGCTCCGTGGCCATTTACGTGCCCTTCAACGTCTCTTCAAGAATCCGTCCCAGGCGCGCGCGCGCCGCCGGCGCGGCCTCTGCCAGAGCCGGGCCCATGAACGGGCGCTTGGGCATGCGGATCGCCGGGATCCTGGCCGATCGCGCGAAGACCACTTGGCCGCCCACGAAGAAGCGCAGCGCCTTCGCGTGGCGCGGCCGCACGGTGTGGGCCTTGATCGAGCCGCCCTCCTCGTGGATCCGTGCATACACGGCCTTCGCCCCCAGCGTGCCTTCCGCGCCGGTCGCGGTCTGCGCGACCTTCGGCGGCCCGATCGAGCGGCGGAGGTGCCCCGAGCGCACGCGCAGCACGTCGCCGGAAACCTTCTTGCTCGCCCGCGCCCACACATCCTTCATGATCTCCTTCATCGCACCCCCGAGCGCCGGGCGGAGCTTCCGCAGCGCCGCCTTGAGCTGCGGCCCCGGTGTGGACACAATGCCGACTCTGATTGCCAGCTCCGCCATCAGACCCTCGTCGCAAGCTGTCGTTGCGCCTGTGTCATTGCGAGGCCAAGCCGAAGCAATCTCGTCAGAGGTTGCCGCGTCGCGGACTCCTCGCAACGACAGCGAGGCTGCGCTCGCAATGACACGTCGCTAGTCATGTCTCACACCCTCGTCAGCCGGAAGGCGTCCAGGATCTCGCGGACCGCGTCAAGCCGGCTGCGCTGATACGTCGTGATGGAGCCGTCTGCGATCGACTTGCTCTGCACGCCCAACAGCGCCTTATCCCCCAGATCCCGCGTGAGCCACACGAGCTCGATCGCGGCCTCTTCCAGCAGCTTGAGCGCGCCAGAGCCCGCCGCGAAGCCACCCACATACACGATCTTGAGGTTTCTGATTCCGCCCGTGGTCGAGTGCTCATCGAAGCGCACCAGCCCCGCGTCCTCGTTCTCCAGCACATAGTCGGTGTTGTTCACCAACAGGGTATCGGCGCCGTACACCCGGTCCGGATCGTCATGGATCGTCGTGATCGAGGCGACCGGCGGGTTCTTCACCAGCACCATCGGCTGCCCCGCGCGCAGGCTGTGATACTCCGTGAACGTCGCCGGCTCGAGCGCACGGTTGCAATACTCCCGACAGAACTGATCCACCAGAGCGATCAGCCGCGCCAGCTCGGCGTCATGCCCCGTGCCCGTGACGTTCTTGAACGCCTTGACGGTCGCCAATGTGGTCAGTGACATTTAAGGCGCCTCCGTCTCTCTGTTGTTGCCTCTGTCATTGCGAGCGCAGCGAAGCAATCTCGACCGAGGTTGCCGCGTCGCGGACTCCTCGCAACGACACGCGCGCTCGCAATGACAATCGCGCTCACGCCTTCTTTTCCTTGGCGGGCGGGGGGCCGCCCTTGTTCGAGGACGGCCCCTTCGCCTTCTTGTTCGGATGCGGCTTCTTCATCCCTTCCAGTGCTGAGTGCTGAGGACTGAGTGCTGAGCCTCAGTCCTCATGCCTCAGTCCTCAGTCCTCGCTATGGCGTCTGCGTCGCGCCAGCCGGCTGGTGCCGCGCGTGCATGCGCACGATGCTCGCCGAGCCCGGCGTGCCGACCGTGTGCGTGCCCGTGATGTTCCAGACCACGCGGATGTAGCGCTTGGCGCCGATGTACCCGACCTTGTACGTCAGCTCGTCCTCGGCCGGATCGTCGATCAGCGCGAACTCGCCGCTGCCGGCCCCGGTCTCGCCAAGCATGTCCGCGTCCGCCACGTCCGTATAGGTCGAATCGTCGTCGCTCTCCTCCAGCTCGAGCGCGATCTTCACGGTGCCCGAGAGCGTGTCCCCGGAGAGGCCCACGTTCGCGATGACCTCCGCCCCCTCGTACCCTTGCAGGTCCACGCCCGTGCCGTTCGCGTCCGCCGTGCGGTTGGCCGCCTTCAACGACGTCACGGCGCTCATCAGATTGTGAATGTCCTTCATGGGATTCTCCTTTCGTCCATGCCGCCGCTTACGCCGCGACCTTCTGGATCCGCATCGCCTCGGCCACGACCACCTGGCCGCCCACGCGCCGCGTGAAGATGAACCGCACCTTGCCACTCGCCGCCTGCGTGAACGGATCACGCAGCACGGTCATCGTCCTGCGGTCCACGATGTCGTAGCCCCGCCGGTAGTCGCCGAAGATGATCGGCTTCGCGTTGGCCGCAATGGCGTCGAGGTCCGGCGCCTCGAAGATCGGATAGCCCAGCAGCATGGACGGCTGCCCGGCCATGATGCCCATCTGCCAGAGATACTGGTTTTGCGTATCCTTGAGCTTGCGGACCGCGCCGATCGTGGCACGCCGCATGAGGAACGCCGCACGGCTAGCGTAGCCCTGCTTGACCGCGTAGGTGAGATCGATGACCCCATCCGCTTTGATCAGCGAGGCATCGCCGGAGTTCGTGAGGCCGACCGCCGCGTTCGTGATGATCCCTTCCGGCTGGCCCACGGCCGTGCCGACGGCGAAGGCTTTGCCCTCGGCCACGCCGAACTGCTCGGTGGCCTCCATGGCGAGCTCCGCCTCCAGGTTGAAGTCGCTGTCCTCGAGCTCCGCCGTGGACACGTCCACCATGGCGTACAGCTCATGGACCGGCAGCTCCTCCACGCCGAAGGTGAGCCCCGTGGTCTCCGTCTTGGTCCCGGTCTCCGCCGCCCACTTCGCGGCGAACGTGCCGGTGCGCTTGCGGCTCTTCACCGAGCGCTGGCTCGTGGTGCGCACGCGCGCCAGCCCCCGGATCGGCGTGAATTCCACGATCCCCTTGATGATCTCACTCGTGATCTCCGGGGACGCCAGGAACCCCGCGGCCGTCTCGTCCATGGTCGTGAGCGCCTTCGCCTCCCCCGGCTCGCCGCGCCTGAGGTACTGCCGGTCCTCCGGCGTGACCCCGGCCAGCCCATGGCGGCACCAGCTCATGAATGCCTGGTGCGCCTTGCTGGCGGGCCGATCCGGATCGCGCTCCGGGCGCTCAAGCGCCGGGCGCTTCAGCTTCACATCGATCTCGTCCAGGCGGTCCTGGAGCTTTTGCATCTTCTCGGTCCACTCCTTCTGCGTGTTCTTCCCGGCCTCGATGAGCCGGTCGTTCTCCTCGCGCAGTTGCTTGACGAGGCCGGCCTGCTCCTCGATCAACGCTTTGATCTCTTCTGGTGTCATGTGGTCCTCCTTGTCGCTACGATGTGCTTCAGGTCCTCGATCATGGATGCGAACGACTGGCGCAGGGCCGGGTCGTCGAGTGAAAACGGCGGAGTGGCCGGAGCCGGCTCCGCTGATGCCAAGAGTGAGAGGAGCGCCGTCTTGGCCGACGGATGCTCCTGAAAATATGATTGCACGGCCGCGCAGAGCCCTGGATCGTCGGCCTGACAGAGCTCGCCGAACAGGTCCTTGAGCGCGGCGATGCGGGCGAGCGGATGCATGGCCCAGGTCACGGGCGAGATCTCCCAGAGCTTGATCTCCTGGATCCGCCACACGCCGGCGTTCTTGTCGATCTCCCACTTGATCCGGTCAAAGCCGATGCTCATCTCGGTGACGACCTCGTCCGCGATCAGGGTGGCCACGTCGCGCCCGACGGCCGTGTCCGAGATCCGCGCGCGAAAGGCGAGCCCGGTCGCGTCTTCGGCCAGCTCCAGCGGGCGGCCAATCGGGAGCCAGTCGTAGCGGTGCAGCGCCAGCACCTTGATCCGATTGGCGCCGGACGGCCCCCACTCCTGGATCGTCTTGGCAAACGCGCCCGGCAGGATGACGTCCGGCGGGTCCCCGTCATCTGGGACGTTGAAGATCGCGGCATGGCCCGTGAAGAGCCACCCCTCGCCGTCCTGCTCGATGGCTTTGCGCGTCAGCGGATAGGCTTTCCGTTTCATCGTTCCTCCTTCAGGCGCGCACGACGGGCAGCGCCACGCAGCGGCAGTTGATCAGGTTCCCTGCCGCGCCGCTGGGATCATGCGGATAGCGCAGCCCATTACTGAACGGCTCGCCGCGACGCCTCGTCTCGCCGTCGATCGTGTGATCGTAGGGCGCCTCGCGCACGGCCTCATCGCGCGCCGAGAGCCACTCCGTCTCCTCGACGCCGAGCTGCTCCATCGCCTCGTCGCGGCCCTCGTTGTAGGCCCGCGCGGTCTCCGTGCGCGCGATCGTCTGGGCCTGTGGGCCGGACAGCCCCCGGTACACGTCGCGGATGCGCGAGGCGATCTGGCCCACCGACTCGGCGCCATCCGGCGCATTGAGCCCGGCGTCGATCGCGCGGGCGACCCGCTGGCGCGCGGTGGCCGCCATGGCCGCAAAGCGCCCGCGCTCAAGCTGCACGCGCAGGCGCTCCGCCGCGGTGCGGGCGTCCGCGCCGAAGGCGCCCGCGGCGCGCAGTTCCACCCAGACGCCCTCGCCCCCGCGCTGCTGGGCGCGCGTGAAATACGCGCGTGACACGTCCCGCAGGCGCCCGGCTTCTTCGTCCAGCTCAAAGAGGAGGTCCTCGGCGGCCTTCCTCGCGGAGGCCATGTCGTTGCGAGGAGTCGGCGACGCGGCAACCTCGGATGAGATTGCTTCAGCTGCGCCTCGCAATGACACAGGCTCTGCGCCTCGCAATGACAACGAGCCGGCCGGCTGTGCGGCGAGATAGGCCTCCAGGCGGCGGAGCACGAGGTCCTGCTGCTGGCGATACCACCGGGCCACCGCGCGCGCGTACTCGCGCTCCAACGAGAGCGTCTGTCGCACGAAGCCCTTCCAGAGGCGATCCCTTGCCGGGTCAGGGCTGAGGACTGAGTGCTGAGGACTGAGGGCATCTGCCTTTCGCTCAGTCCTCAGTCCTCGTTGCTCAGCACTCTCATCGGCCGGCAGCTCGCCGAAGGCGGGCCCGGTCTCCTCCCCCAGGGCGCCCAGCGGCAGCAGATTGAAGGGCACCAGCAGCACGTCGCCGTCGGCCACTTCGTCATAGCCGGTCGCGACGCGCTTCTCGTTGATCGTGAGCCAGGCGGCGTCCCCCACGCGGCTCCAGACTTTTTCGCGGTCCTCCTGCAGCGCCTCGATGGCGTCCCGGTCGTACTCCAGGCGCCGCCGGCCGCTGTCATCGAAGAGCGGCACGAGCCAGGCGTTCAGCTCGTCGCGGAACGCGTCGGCGAGCGGCAGCACCGTCTCGGTGTAGAACGCGCGCTTCGCCTCGCGGCGGTTTTCGTAGGTGGCCTCCTTCAGTCCGATCAATTCGGCCGGCGTGCCGTACAGCGTCGCAATGTCCTGCTTGCTCATGCGGCGCGAGTTGATCCAGTCCAGGTCCTTGGGGTTGATCCCCATCTCCTCCCAGGTCATCCCGCCTTCGAGCAGCAGGGGCAGCCCCGCGCGCTCGGCCCCGGCATACTCCTCGGTCATCTGGGCCTTGAGGCGATCGAACTGCGGCTCGCTGAGGTTCTTTGCCACCACGAGCGCGCCGGATGGGCGCATGCCGTTCTTGATGAGGCTGAAGTTCCACCGCTGTGCGGCGTTGTCCGTGTCCACGACGGTCGCAGCCACCTGGATCGGGGAGAGGCCGTACCAGTCGTTCGTCGGCGCGAAGAGCGTCATGTGGTGCACGAGCGGCGCCGGGAGCCGCACCTCCACGCCGCCGGCCCGGTAGCGATAGGCGCTCACGCCCGCCGCCGCGTCGGGGATCACCTCCATGCGGTCCGGCCGCAGCGTCCACAGCTCGCGCGGCGGCTGCATCAGCGCGGCCGCGCCGGCGCCGGGGCCCACCCGCTCGATATAGGCGTTGCCGCTGATCATGAGATAGCCCGTCCAGCTCTGCGCGAACCGGCTGTAGCCCTGGAGCGGATTGGGCCGCGCCAGGAGCGCGCGCATCCGGCTGTCCTCCACCTCGCGGTCCCGGCCGCGCCGGCGATCGAACTCCAGCCACCGGAGCCCCCCCATGGCCTTGCCGATTTCATTGATGCAGGCATAGACGGTGACGTTCGCCTCATAGCCTTCCTTCGCCAGCCGCTCGTAATTGCGCGGCGTCGTGACGGGCTCCCCTGGCACGGTGAGCAGGACGACGGCCCGCGACGTCGCCGAGGCCTTGCGGCCAAGCCACCGACGCAGGCGATCGGTCCATTGCATCAGTACGCCACCACGCCCATCGTGACGTCCTCATCGAGGATCTCGCCGGTGGAGAGCGTCAGCAGGAACGTGAGCTTGTAGCTCACGCCTGCGAGCCCACCGAGCACGCGCACCTTGGCCTGCGTGCCGCTGATCGTGAGCGTCTGCGAGGCCAGCACGGAGTTATCCGTCGCGCCGGTATCGGTCCGCACGGCGCTCACCGTGCCGGTCGAGAGCGAGGCCCCCGTCGGGAGCTTCCCAGAAAACTCCACCGCGATCGTGTAGGTCTCGCTCGGCTGCTTCTCGAAGAAATTCACCCATCACCTATAGGGGCGACCCGCCGGGTCGCCCCTACGTCACGTCTTCCCAAAGACGAACGCCCGCGCCTTCGCGTCTATCGTGTAGAGCCGGGCCGCGGCCGGCGTCACATAGGCGCGGGCCGTAGCGGAAAAGAGGAGCGCGGGCGCCTCGTTGGCGTCGTAGATATCCCCCAGGGCACTGCCCGCACCCACACCTTCGGCCAGCACACTCCAGATTGAATTGCCCACACCAGAGACAGTGCTGCTCCCACTGGCCGATCCATCCGCCTCGATGAGGCCGCCACCAGCCGCATCCTCACCGATGCCTGTGGCAGTGCCAGCACCCGCAGCAGTCCCCGCGGTATTCCAGATTGCCGCGCTCGGCGCGTCGGCAGTCGCGATCCCTGCTGTCGCTGCAACTCCCGCAGTCGTAGCGGCGCTCTGTCCATCGACGCTTGCCGCACCAGCGGCCGACCCCACGCCCTCCCACAGGGCCGTGCCCTGGCCGCTGACCGCCGCCGCTCCGGCACCGGTGGCATCAGTCTGCTTGGTCGCCCCACTCTGGCCTGCAACAGTGGCAACACCGACCGCCTGGGCATCGGACCCAGTCGCGGCGGCGTCTACGCCGTCGCCTGTCGCAGTCCCGACCCCGGCAGAGGACGCGTCTGCGGTGACGAAGGCCGTCCCCACGCCCGAGGCGGTCCCTGTCCCGGCTGCCGCGCCATCGGCTTGCGCCGTGGCCGAGGCACTCGCCGAGGCCGTTGCAAGGCCTGCGGACGCTGCGTCGCCCTGGACTGTAGCCGCCCCAACGCCGGTTGCGGTCCCGACACCGGCACTTGATCCTGGTGATCCAGCCGTCGCCCCACTGGTTCCCGATGCGGTTCCACTGCCCGCCGAGGATCCGTCCGCTGTCCCCAGTGCGGCCCCGACGGCGAGGGGATCGGCGAGGCCCGCCGCGCTCCCGGCCGCTTCAAGGACGGTGGCAGCCGGAGCATCAACGGTCGCCACGCCGGAGGCGCTGAAGACCGAGAGCCAGAGCGCCGCACCCACCACAGCCGAGGCCGCCACCCCAGCGGCGGAGACCATCGTGTTCCAGATGGCGGCGGCCACGACGGAGGAACTTGCGCTCCCAGACGCTGACCCATCGGCCTCGGTGGGAGGTGTCGTCTCCGCCTTGAACGTGACGGTCTCTGCGAGGTTGAAGAAGCTGTCGCCAGTGCCGCCATCAGCAGCATTAAGCTGTAGATCGCAGGAGAAGCCACCACCCATTGTCCCGACGTTCGTAATGTAAATCTTGAGGACGATGCGGTCATTCTCAGCAAACGCCATGTCGGTGACGTTCCCGGTCCAGAGCATTTCTGTGATCGTCGTGTTGAATTCCACGCCGTCATTGAACGGCCCGCCGCCAAGTTCGGTGAGCGTCGGTGGGGAGCCTGGGCGATAGCGGAAGACGCGATACCGCCCGCCGCAGTTCGCGTTCATGTTGGACTCGCGCATCCATGCCGAGATATCCGTGGATGTCAGGGTAAACCCGCCAGCCGGGGCGCGTCCGGAGACCCAACCGATGGTGCCTGCAAGAACATCGAAGATGATTTCGGTCCCACCCGCCGCGGTGTCCACAGAGAACGTCGTGACACCAGCACCTGCGGTGGTCAGCATATCGACGACGGTATCGACGCCGATCACGCTGAGATCGACATTAGGCTGCGCCGTATTCGTGTTCCGAAGAAAGAGCTTCGTCGCCATCAGCGCAAATCCTCAGTCTTCCCGTACCAGCGCCCCACGCGACGGAAGCGGTAGCCGCAGCACCACCACCAGAGGCGCCTCGGGAGCGGTGAAGTGATCGTGTCCAGCCACTCCTCCAAGTCGCGGACCCGCTGGCGGAGCTTGCGGAGTTCTTCTGTCATCTGCTCCGTCGTCACAGTTCCCCGTCATGCCGGTTATCAATCTTCCGTGATCGTGCTCGTGGTCTTAAGTCTCGGGATCACGCCCACGGCCATCGTGATGTTCGGCGTCACGGTGCCGCTGTAGAGCAGCTTCGTCGCACCAGACGAGGCCACGCCGACGCCGAAGTGCGTGATCGCCGTTCCGGGCGCAGCCGTGCATTCCCCAAAGTCGATGTTGGCGACAGGGGACACCGAGCCGCCAGAGACCGTCCAGCCGCCCGTGGTGCGCGCGACCGAGACGCGGGCATAGCCCGTGTAGGCCGTCTCGCTCGTCGCCTGCGTCCCGGCTTCGCCAGGGTCGGCAGTGTGCAGGCTGACGAAGAGGTTCGTCAGCGGGGACGTGGCGGCGTTGTCCGCGATGTTGGCGATGGCCGTCGCGTTGAAAATTAACTTCAGGAGATCATCCTCGAACGTGTTGCCCTTCGACATGCGTGCCTCCTTTCAGAATCATGCGTAGGGGCGAGGCGCCGCCTCGCCCGTACAATTCACGCCGGCACCGCCGGCCGGATCACCCGGATGCGCGGGCCGCCGCCGACCTGCTCGGTGATCAGCCGCACGAGCATCTCGAGCGCGTCCGGGCCGTCGTCGTGCACCCGGCCGTGCGGCTTGTACAGCACGAGCTGCTCGATCAACAGGGTCTGGGTCTTGCGGAAGCGGATGACGCCGCGCTCAATGAGCGGGGACAGTCGCCGGATCCGCAGGTCCTTCGGCACGCCCTCATGATCCACCTCGACCACCGGCAGGTGGATGTGCGCCTCGTCGCTCTGCCGTTCCAGGTCCTCCTTCAGCACGGACTGGAAGCCGACCGCCTCGAAGCCGAACGCGACATAAGGGTGCCGCCGGCCGTGCTCGATCGCGTCCGCGCAGATCTCCTGGGGCTTGCGCCGGCGGATGTCCGCCTCGCCCACGTTGATGTGCGGGTCGTTCATGGCGACCAGGCCGTCCACGATCGCGGAGAAGTCCGATTTGTCCGTCCGGCCGAGCGAAGGGTCGCACGTGCCATAGTGCATGAGCTCCAGGCCGACCAGGTCGGCGTCGTCGAAGTACTTGATCCACTCGCGCTTGAACAGCGCGGTCTCCTCGTCGATGGGCTGGTTGCGAAACTCCTGCGCGTAGAAGACGGAGCCCAGCTCCTCCTTGCGTTCGCGCAGCCGCTCGATCGGCCAGACGGCCGGCCAGAGCGACGGGCCGGGCTCCGCGTCGTCCGGATCGGGGGCCTGCCAGAAGAACTTCGTCCAGCGCCGGTTCTGCTCCGGCGCGAGGATCTCGTTCAGGAGGCTCTCCGGATGGAGGATCGTGCCGATGAGGCGGATCTTCCCCCCCTTGCCGCGCGTGCTGAGCAGGGCCTTGAAGAACCACTTCTTGAGCTTCTTCCGCTGCTCCTCCGATTCCACCGCCTCGTCGTTCTCCAGGTCGTCGCAGATGATCAGCGTGGGGCGCCATTGCTTGTGGTGCAGGCCGCGCATCTTCTGGCCGGCCCCGCGCGCCAGGACCCGCACGTCGTTGCCGGTGATGAAGTCCGTATCGCCGCCGTGCGGCTCGCAGGCCTGCGGAAAATCCGAGCGGAGCTTCTCGTTCGTCTCCAGCTCTTCCTTGATTGCGCCGGTGAAGGCGGCCGCCTGCGTCTCCGTGTCGGAGACGAGGACGATGAAATGCTCGTCGCCCTTGACGATGCCGTGCAGCGGCCGGCCGATGGACTCGTGCGTGGACTTGGCGTGCTCGCGCGGCGCGGCGGCGGCCAGGAGCTCGTCCTGGTCGTGCGCGACCAGGACCAGGTGGATGCTCGCCGGCGGCGCGCTGAAGTAATGCGGCAAATATGTCTGCTGGAAGAACGTGCGATCGGACAGGGCGCGCGCGATCCGGACGGCCTTCGTCGCCGGCGTGTCCCCCTGGAACGCCGAGCGGCCGGCCTCGATCAGCACGCGCAGCTCCTCGCGCTGCTTGTCGATCTGGAAGCTAGTGAGCGGCCGTGGCATACTTCGCCTTGGTCTGGTCAATGAAGCCGTCAAACGTCTCGCCCAGCGCCGTCAGGGCGCCGGGGGCCGTCTTCGTCAGGTACTCCGTAAACTCCTTGAGACATTCGAGATACAGCGCCGGCCGGTCGAGCTGCTGGGCGGCGGCCTTCTGGGCGGCGATGTCGGCCTCCAGCTTGAGGCCCTTGTAAAAGAGGTTCGCCACTTCCAGTGTGTCCGCATTGGAGAGATCCGCCGCCGCCAGGCATTTGATCACTTGCTCCTTGATGATCTTGTGCCCGGCGCTGTCGAGATCAGCCTGGGGATTTTTGAGGATGATCTCGACGAGCGATTGCACCCGTTTGCTGGCCTCTTCAATCCGCCGCTGCGCGGAGGACCATTTGCCGTAGGCCCGCGAGAGCGCCGAGTCGGAGATCTCCTCGCCGCTGACCTCCTTGACCGCCGCGATGATGTCCTGCTGCGAGTAGGACCTGGCCGCGAACATGTTCTCCACGAGGTCGCGCACGCCCAGCTCGTCGATCCGGCTCCGCTCTTTGCGCGCCGTGGTCACCATCAGTAACTCATCACCGCGAGCTGGTTGAGCTTCTGCGTGTGGTCCAGGGAGCGGCCCATCGCCGAGCGGATCGGGCGCATGCGAAAGCCTCGGAAGAGGTCCCGGATCGCCCGCGTGTCGGCGTTCGTCATCAGGAACCTGCCACGGATCTTCCGAAGCCGATCGGCGAGCACCTGATGGTCGCGCTCGGAGAACGGCACGTCGTAGCCCGTGGCGCCCAGGTACGGCGGATCGAAATAGAAGAACGTGTCCGGACTGTCGTAGCGGGCGAGGCAGTCTTCCCAATCCAGGTTCTCGATGATCACGGTCTGGAGCCGCCGGTGGATCCTCTCGGCCATGGCGCGCACCGCCTCGATGCTCCGTGCGCTCGTGCCGCCGCTCGTCACGCCGGTGCCGAAGTGCTCGCCGGCGCCGCCGAAGCCGAGGGTCTGGCAGTAGAGAAACCGCGCGGCCTGCTGGATCTCGGTGAGGCCCGGCTGCAGCTTGTAGGAGTCGAACAGCCGGCGGCTCTTGAGGAGCGTGCGCAGCTCGTGATCGAACGGCTCGTGATGATATTTGATGACAGCGAAGAGGCTGAACAGCCGCGCGTCCCGGTCGTTGTAGACTTCTGTTTCGCTGGCCGGCTTGTTCAAGAGCACAGAGGCCATGCCGCCGAACGGCTCGACGTAGCAGCGGTGCGGCGGAAAGAGCGGCAGCAGTGTGTGGATCAGGCGCGCCTTACCGCCCTGCCACGGCGCCAGCGTCAGCTTGCGATCACAGCGCGACTGAACAGCCGGTCGCCGGCGGGATCCGCTCTTCGTGGTCTTTGTCATCACGACAGGTCCGGCATCTTCTCGCCCAGGTCTTCGCACAGCGCGCGGATCTCGGCGCAGAGTTTCGCGTGCTTCTCTCGGGCGTCCACCAGGTCGTTCACGAGTACCGTCAGCTTGCGCAGGTCCAGCTCCTCGATCGGCTGGTGCTGCGAGGTCAGGCGGTTGATGTCCTCGCGCAGGTTGTGGATGCGGATCGCGAGCGTGGCCGCCTCGTTCTTCTTCAACTCCAGAAGCCCCTTGTTCTCCAGCCGCATGCTCATGGAACAACCTCGCCGAATAACGAATAACGATTAACGTATAACGTCTTCATAGAAGCCTCTCTTGGCCGCGGTCGCGTTCCATCCGCTCCAGCTTCTCCACCAGCCGCGTCTGGATTTGCGTGTTCAGCAGGATCACCTTCTGGTTCTCGTCGGACAGATTGCGGTACACCGCGTTGATGTCCTTAAACGCCTGCAGGTGGGCCGCCTGCATCTCGTCGTAGCGCTTCGTCACGCCTTCGAGTTTGTCCTGCCGGTACAGGAGATAGGCCAGGATCGCGAAGCCCACCAGACAGAAGCCCACGCGCTCCGCCAGGTTGAGCCAGCGCTCCCAGGTATCCACCTCGTGCAAGGGCGGCACGGCTTCGGGGGCGCCCTGCGCGAAGCCGGTCAGGACGAGCGAGAGCGACGCCAGGAACAGCACGAGCATGCCGAGCTGAATGAACCGACGCGAAAGGCGCAGGCTCATGGATGGCCCCCCGCCTCGAGATGCCACTGCAGCACCGGCTTCTCCGCCTCCTCCTGCTCCTGCTCGCAGCGCTCCACCTGCAGGCGGAGCGTGCGCTCGAGTTCATAGCGCTCCAGCAGCCAGGTCTCCGTCACGGCGTAGCGCCCATCAGGCAGGTGAACGATCGTCCGGTCCGCGCTGATCACCTCCGGCGCCACCGGGCCGAAGTGGATCTGGCAGCCCGCCAACGCCAGCCCCAGCAGACCCGCCGCGAGGATCCAGATCCCCACGCTTAACCGCCGCCTTGCGCTGCAGCTCGAAGAGCCGCGCGAGGGTGGGGCCGTCCTTAGCCCGGATCGCCTCGCCAGCGGCCTGCACGTCGTCGTCATAGGCCTCCTCCAGTGCCTTGCGCCGGCGCGCCGGCGCGTTGCTGAGCCACGCCTCGATGAGGGCCACCACGAGGGGCAAGAGCGCGCCAAGAATCGCGGCCGCGGCGGCCATGCCTCACGACGCGGCTTTCTCGATCTTGTGGCCGATCCCGATCAGGGCCAGGCCGCCCGTGATGAACCCGATGGCCACGTCCGGCCCATGCTGTTCCGCCAGCCAGCCGCCGACGCCCCACAGGATCGCGCCGGCCGCCGCCACCCATGTCTTCCATCCGCTCATGGTTGTCTCCTTTCTTCTTGCTCACAGAGCTTCGTTTCAAGCACCAACCGCACCGGCTGCCCTCCGATGATCAAGCCCTGGTTGGCAAATAACCCGCGATAGTGCTCACAGGTCGCCTGGTCCGCGAAATCCCCCACGCGATGCCACTCCGGGTCAGCGATCAGCAGCGCGCGGAAAAACCACACCGCGACCAGCGCGCCGAATAACGAAGAACGTTTAACGATTAACGTCTTCATGCCGCCTCCGGCAGCGCGGGCTTCGGCCAGAACTGCCGCGGCAGCTCCAGATGCTCCATGTCCCGCATCTTCCAGTTCCCGCCCCAGACGAACCCGCAGCTCTTGGCGATCTTCCCCACGTGCTCCCACGGGGTCTGATCGTCGGGCAGGATCCGGCGGCCCTTCTTCACGCGAAAATGCATGGCCACGCCCAGGCAGTGCGGCCCGGCGTAGGGAAGCGCGTTCGTGATGATCCGGCCCGGCGCGCGGTCCTCCGGCATGGCCTCTGCGCCGAATGTCTCCTGGATGGCGAGGCCCATCAGCGCGCGGGTGTTCTGGTCGGTCTCGCGGTGGTCCAGATCCGCCGCGATCTCGTCCACCGTGCGCCCGTGGCAGAAGTAGCGCGCCTGGACGATGTCCGGCCGGCGGATCTCGGTGACAACAACGGTCAGGCCGGCCGACGTCAGGAACTCGTTCTTCGCGCACGCGTCGCGGAACTTCTCCAACGCCGCCATCATCGCCGGCGAGCCCTCGATCAACCGCGCACCCGCCATCAGTGCCTCCCGCGCGCAATAAAAAGCCCGATTGAAGAGCCGTTTAAGGCCTCTTCAACCGGGCTCGGTGTTCCCGACAACCAGGTCGTAAAACTATGTCAGAGCGTCAGCGCCGAACTTTCGTTGCCTTGCGTCCGGCGTTCCCCTTCGTCTGTAAACCCATCCTCCTCATGACTTTATTCGCCATCTTCTTCTTTTGCCGCTTGTTCATCGTTTATTCCGGCGGCCCGGAGGCAATCATGGGGTGTCCTTCACGCGAGAGCCGGTGGTCGTCCGGCAGACCGAATGCTTCTTGACGACCCCCTCCTTGTCGGCTGGGTAGGTCGCCTCATCGCAGACGATCTGAGAAGACACCGGCGGGATCTCCGGCATCGGCACACACGCGCCAAACAGCAAGCAGAAAGAGAAAGCCATGATGATTGATCTCATTCGAGAGGATCTCCCGGCTTCAAGGGATGCTCGTTTCGCATATATGAGATCTCGCCGGCCTGAAAGCCGAGTTGAATCGTACCGTAAAACCCCTTGGAACGCAAGGCTCGCAGCCACTTCAGGACCTCCTCAAACTCAAAGTGCGCCGGCGGCTTCCCCTGCTCGCTCACGCGCCGACCTCGGTGGCGGCCTCGGCGGCCACCGGCAGCTCCGTCTGGCGGACCTTGCCCGACACCTGGTCGATCGTGAGCTGGTAGCGCTTGCCTTTCTCGACCCGTAGCGGCGGGTTGAAGCGCCAGCGGCCGAGGGCGCTGAGCGCGCCTGTGAACGATGCTCTGAACTGTTCTTTGATCATGTCCGCTCCTCGAACTCCAGCACCATGAGCTGCAGGCGCGTGAAGCCGGGGATGCCAAGCCGCAGCCCGTAGATCTTCACGACAGCCCCGTTTTTCGGCACCTGGATGTCGTGCTTCGCCTCCAGCATGCAGGAGCAGCCGTCCGCCGTGCGGATCAGGATGAACGTGCGCTGCCCGTGGATGGCCGAGTCGATGATCGTCACCACTTCGGCCCACTCGGCTTCGGCCAGGCCGTAGAGATGGCACTCGTGCGCAGGGGGGACGGCCGCTTCCCCCCTCGCCATGCCGCTCACGATCACCAGGAGCCAGGCCATCAAGATGAGCACGACGAAGAACGCATTCCAGAAGAGCTGCCGTTTCGTCATATCGCCACCCCGTAATCAGATTCGCCGTCATTGGCCTGACGACACGGTGCGCAGAGCCGGAACTTCTTCCGGTTCGGACTCACGAACCGACGGTCACATTTGAGACAGCGCTCCTTCGTGGGATGGGCACAGGCGCGCCAGTCCGCCTCGTGCCGGAAGGCCAATTGGCTCAGGACGGTGGCCGGCGCATAACGTCGGTCATAGCCACGGCGCGGGCCGCGCGCCAGCGGGATCCTGGCCAGCGCCAGCGCCTGATTCCATGACCCGAAGCGTTTCTTCACCACGTCCAGGCTGAAGAGCGCATCCTCCCGGAAGCTCTCCGAATTGAACAGCGGACCCAGCCTCCGGTAGGCGCGTCGGAGGCCTGCAAGGATCTCGGCGTCGCTATAGGTGCAGTGCTGGCGATAGGTGCGGCACGGCACAAGCCCCGCGCGCGCCGACGCCTTGGCGAAGTTGCCGAAGCGGTTGTTGATCAGCGACAGCGAGGCCCGGCCGTGGCTGATGTAGGCCTTCGAGCCGTAGTGCTCCGCGCCGACCTCGCGGCACACCCGCCGCAGGTCCTCCAGGAGATCCTCGTCAAAGAATACCCGTCCCCTATGGCCTGCCATGCTGTTTCCTTCTCTTCTCAGTGTTGCGGCCGATCCGGTCCAGCTTCGCCGGGATGCGCTGAAAGTTGGTACATGAAAAGGTCCGATTCAACTGCTTCAGCTCGTCGCGGATGTCCATCAGAATGGCCGCCTGAATTGATTCCCAAGAATGCGTGTGTCCCCCTCGGCTGTTCGGCGTGCCTTCCGGCAGATTCCAGTCCATGTCTTTATGCCGCGCCATCAGCGCGCCGCCTCCTTCGCCTTTGCCTTCCGTTTGTTCATCAGCTCAGTGATGAACGTGATGATGTCTTGGAGGCAGGTTTTCTCAAACACGCACTCTGGCGAGGGGTAAAAAGCGTAGCACCGCCAGCGCCCAAACCAGCGTACCTGTCCGAGCAGATGCCCGCCATCCTTCGCCGTCACGTCGTAGATAGACGTCTTGCGATCTGGAGGGCCAACGATCAAGTTAAAATCTATCCACTTCCCCGTCACGTCGCCTCTTTCGCCTTCCAGCCGCGATCGCGCATTGCTTTGAGCCCTTCGATCAGCTTGTTCGCCTCCGCGCGCGTCTGCGCCCAGGGATGCCCACAGATGCGCCGGGAGAGGCCCAGCCGCGCCTCGCTCGCGTGGATCCCCAGGTCGGCCCAGAGGTGCTCGATCATGTGGAGCTGCTCGACCGTGGCCGGCTCGTCCGGCCGCCGCTCATCCCGGCCGTGTCTTGCGTTCCGCAGTACATAGGGCAGCGCCTCCCCGATCGGTGTCAGCGGTTTCGTCGCCGCGCCAGAGGCCGCGCGCCCCTCGTCGCCCTGCAGCGCCTGGAGCACCGCGACGAGCTGATGCTCGTCCATGTCCCGGCAGCTCCAGCGGCCGGTCACGGCAATCTGGATGTTGCGACGGTCCTGGTCCGAGATCCCGCGCCGCTTTGCCACGCTGTGGATCTTGCCCAGCAGCCACTTCCGCTTGTCGTAGGCCGGCCGCTCGCCTCTGTAGCTACGTGTGCGCACACGTGTCCTCATGCGGCCACCCGATGCTTGCGACGGTAGGCCGCCCTGGCCTGGGCGCGGTTCTCGTCGCGATGCCGGCGGCAGAACACGCCATCCGCGAGGCGCTTCCGTGGGCAGGCGCGGCAGAAGCCCTGCTCGTAGCGTGTCCGGTTCCTGGACGCCTGGTACTGACGCTTTGCCTCGGTATCAGGTGGCACCGCGTCACGCTGCTCACGCTGCCGTTCGGCCAGCGTGCGGGCGTCGGTCAGGACGGTCGGCTCGGGCTCGCCGCGCCAGCCGCAATTCATGCAGCGCACGAGATAGCCCGCCAGCATGATGTCGAACTCCTCGGTGAGGAGCCCCTGACACTTCTTGCAGCTCACTGGATTGCCTTTCCGCGCTCTGCCTCCAGGAGGGCGTTTCGATACTCGTCCACGGTCTGTTCCATTGCGCCCCTGCCGACATGGCCATCCCGGAATGCACAGGCCGTGAAGATCACTTTCCAGCGAAGAACGCACAGTTTCCGATCGCGCGCGTTCACCGGCCGCACGCTCATTTCTTCCCCCTGGCGGCCGCCGCCGCGCGGCAGAGCCGGTCCACGGCCTGCTTGAACTTCGCCGACGTCACGGTGTCTGGCATCTGCTGGTGGATCACGAGCAGGAGCAGCGTGGCCGCCTTCAGCATCCGGCCGGCATTCTTGTGCAGCGGGCAGCGATCCAGCTTGGCGCGCGGAATGTCGCCGGGCTCGATGCCGATCACCGTGATCTTGCAGCCGCACTTGTCGAGTCCCCAGCGCGCCATCAGTTCGCCTCCACGGCTTCGCGCCAGTTCGCGCCCCATTCCCGTCGGCAGAGCTCTTCGAGCCGGACCTGCTCGTCGGCGGTGAACTGCCAGCGCAAACGCCAGGCGGTGCGCAGGTTGTCCCGGCGGATCGCCTCGTTAATCTGCTCGGTCGTCGGTTGCGCCATCAATGTTTCTCCAGCCAGATCGCCCAGAGACACAGCCCGGCGAGGATCAGCGTCATGCCGATCGCCGCACTCACCAGCGCCACCGGCCCCAGCGCGGACATTTCAGGCGCCCCCCGTCATTGTCAGGACGGCGCCGTGGAGCGCTCGCTCCGCTCGTGTTCGCGCGCCGCTCTCGCGTCCATACGCGCTCATGCCTTGGCCCCCACCACCGGCCAGCGGTCCATGAGCCGCAGGCGCTCTTCGATCAGCCCGTTCACGCACCGCTCGCAGATGCCGACATTGACGGCGCCCAGGAAGCGGACGCTGATGTCCGTCGAGGGGCAGAACACGCACTGCTCGATCTTCTTCGCCAGCTCATTGCTCATGCTTCCAGCCCCCACGTCTCCCGGTGCGGATGGTCCAGGCCCTCAATCCAGGCGACCGCCACGGCCGCCACCTGGATCAGCTCCTTCCGGAGATCGCCGCCATCCAGCACCTTGCCGTGCTTCCCGAGCACGGCCCGCGCCGCCTCGCCGACTTCCTCGGTCAAGACCGCAAGGGCGTACCAGTCGGAGCTTTCTGGATCGGCGCAGGTGAACTCGAACCGCCCCTCCGCCTTGAGCATGTCCTGGCGCGCCCGCTCGGCGCTGATTTCCTGGAAGATGGCGTCCCGCGGGCTCACGCTGTCACCGCATCAGGGCACGGCCAGCCGCCCTTCCCCTTGCATATCTCACAGGGCCTCACGCCGTGCGCCTCCTCGGGATAGCGATGCGGGCAGCAGTCTTCGCCACAATCTCTCTCCACAAAACCGTCCTCGCAGTTGCCGCACGGATGCCACTCGCCGTCGATGCAATCTGGATTCTCACAGCTCACGCCTCGCGCTCCTCGGGCTCCTTGTACGCGAGCCCCAGCTCGCGGAGTGCCGCGCGCCCGGCCTTCGTCAGGATCGCGCCGAAGTACGGCATGCGCTCCGCTCCCGTACCCCTAAACATCATCGGCTTGGTGATGCTGATCAGCTCCGGGGCTCGTCTCTCGACCTCGCGCAGATCGCGGGCGATGAACATGTCCCATACGTCGGCCCCGTTCTGGACATTCCGCATCGCCTCGAGGAGTCCCTTGCGCAATCTTGGCGGCCGCGCGAGGGGTGGAGGCTCACCTGGGGCGCATGAGGAGCGACGAACGCCCGCATGGGCGCGGCGCGCCGAGTCTTGCAGCGGACCACGAGCTGCACCCCGAGCAGCGGCTCTCCCTCCTCGCAGCTTCTTCACGTGCTGGCTCATGCCTCGCGCTCCTCGGGCTCCTTGTAGGAGAGCCCCAGCTCGCGGAAGATCTGTCCCTCGGTCGTGACGTGGATGTGCTCACCGCGCCGGCCGGTGAAGCCATAGCCGCTGGCGTGCAGCTTCATTCCTAGCTCCTGCGCGCGCCGGCACAGCCTGATGTTGTGGCCCATCGAGCCCGTGCGGATTAGGAGCAGCGTGGCCCAGGTCTCCTCGTCGGCCAGGTAGAAGTCCACCGGGATGCCTTTATAGTTGGCCAGTCGCACGATCCGATCGCCAAACTTCTCTGGCTGGCGCTGCTGGAGCATCCAGAGGCGCTGCTTGATCGCCGGGTGCTGGCCGAACTTCGGGAGCAGGACCAGGTCGATGTCGTTGACCACCGGGCGCAGGCGGCGGATGGAGCCGGCGATCTCGATCTTCTCGCAGAGCGGCGCCAGCTCCTCGCAGAGCGACGCGGCGATCTTCAGCGCTTGGTCGCGGTTCATGCCTCCCCCTTAGCCTGCGGTCTCCGCCAGGGGCGAGAGGGGAGAACGAAGGGTCCATAGTTAACCGTGCCGCGGTAGATGGCTGCTCCATACTGCCTGCTCCAGACAGGCAGGCTGATCGGACGGACGATAAACGGTTTGGCGCGGGCCGCTTCGTTATGTGCGCGATTGAGTAAAACATGCCCGGACTGATCGTACAGATACTGATAGACCCGGGCCGCTCGATAGCGCGGCAAGATGGCAACAATGTAGGTGCGGTAGGGGTCGATTCCATGGCGCTTGCACCAGGCTGTCATATATCGGTGCCCCCTGCGGCTCAACCTGTCCGCAGTGATATAGACAGTCTCCGGATCATCCAGCCCGGCAGCCTCAGCAGGGAGAATCGCCCTTAGCCTGCTCAGTGGCAGCAGCGCGAGCGCGCCAGCAATCTTCATGCTCAAAGTGAGAAAATCGCGGCGATTCATGAGCGCCCATCCGGGAGCTGGTAATGCGCGCGTTTCTCGACCATCCACGCGACCTTCTCGTCCTCCAGGCGCTCGCCCAGGGCGACGATGATGCACTGCTCCGCCTCCCCGATCCGGCGGCTGTAGCGCCGCGCGATCATCTTCACCCCCTGCACGCGCATCCACTCGGATGGCAGCGCGTTCAGCGCGAGACAGACGGCCTGGATCCAGTCGTCCGCCTGGCAGGCGGCCAGTCCACGCAGGTCCTGCGCGGTGAGGTCGAAGAGGATCTCCACCATGCACTCGATGCGCGGGCCGCTGAGCGGCCGGTCGCTGTTCACCTGATAGGCCACGTCTGTCATGCCGGCGCCTTCGCCTCCTCGACTTCCATGTCCAGCGAGAGCTGCAGGAGAATGGCGTGCGGGGTGTTCTTGCGCAGGCGCGCCAAGCGTCGCGCGATGCTGATGATCCGGTGCACGAGCTGCTGCTCTGCGCGCGCCTGCTCCTCCGCCGTGGTGATCCAGTAGTAGCCGTGCGGATCTCCGGTCGCCGAGCCGATCGGGTAGCCGTGCTCCTCGATCAGATGCTTCACGAGCTCCTGGACCGTGCGGTCGTCGATCCCGGTGCGGCGGGCGACTTCGTCCACCGGCAGCGCGAACGCCAGCCCCGGACAGGCGCGGATCTCCGCCAGCACGAGCGACTCGCCTTCGCTCAAATTGGAAAGGAGCAGATCGTCCGCGCACATCAGGCCGCATCCTCCGCTTCCTCGGCGGTATCCTTCAGCAAAGCAGCGACGAGTTTGTCCACGTCGCCGTCCACGGGCTTGATGACGACCACCTCGCCCGTATCCTCGACCGTGACGCCGAGGCGCTTGAGGTCCGCCGCGTCGAGATCCGCGAGCGCCTTGGCGATCGGCTTCTCTTTGGTCTGGATCAGGAGCTCGGCCTGCGCCGCCGGCAGGAGCTTCTTGATCCGCGCGACCAGCACGGCGTCATCCTCCCATTCGATCTTCCCTGAGCCCTTGCGGTAGCCCACCTTGACGCCGTGGAAGATCTGCGTCTTGGGTTTGCCGAACAGGGCCGGCTCCGCCTCGATCGCCGCCTGGAGCTTCGCCTGCCGGGCCTTCGCCACCGCGACCGCGCCCTTGATGGCCCCGATCTCCGCGCGCTTGGCCCGCTCCAGCTTGTCGTTCAATCGTTCGACGATCGCGGTCAGATGGCCCCGCGCGTCGGCATAGTCCTTCGTCAGCTTCTCGATGTCCGCCAGTGTCATCAGAGCTCCTTCCCTCCGAGCATCCATCCACCGCCGAGGATAATGGCCCATCCGCCGATTAGCAGAATCACGTCCGCGATCATGGCGCCACATCGCCCTCTACCCACTCCGCCAAGGCCTCGAAGAGCGCCTGCTCCGGACCGAGAGGGGGAGGCACGGCCGGCTCGCTGGCGACCATGCCGACGGCAAGCGCCGCTCCCAGGAGGCACCCAGCCAACAGCGCGCTCGCACTGATGGGCCATCGGCTCACGGCTTCCCTCCGTTCTTCGCCGCCCGGAGTTGCTCGATCGTGACACCGGCCTTCGTGAGCTCCTCCCGCCAGCGCGCCACGAAGGGCGAGCCCTTCATCCTGCGATGCAGCAAGAGGAGGTTGTCCTTGGCGACGCCGCTCACGCGGTGCATCTCGCCGTAGGACAGGCCGCGCCCTGTCGGAGGCTTCAGCGCCAGCAAGGCCCAGGCCTGGATCGGCGTGCGGGCCGTCTCCAGGGGCGTCCCATACTGATCGGAGAACTTACGGATGCAGCACTTGCAATAGTACCGACGCAGGACGCCGTTGATGACGCCCCGCTGCGGGAGAATGATCAGGTCCTTCCCGTCGAAGCAGCGGGGACAGATGGCCGTCCCATCGGTCTCGTGCCAGTTGGCGCGCCGGAAGGTTTCGGCCAGCTTCTCGACCAGCTTACGCGGCATATTTGAGCGCCTTCTGTACGTGCTCGATCGTCATCTTGCCGCCTGACTTCGTGGCCAGGATGCCGGCGATCTGCAGGAAGTTGGACATGCGCCGCACGCTGGTGAGGAGCTGCGGGTCCTGGCGCAGGAGCCTCATGACGGGCTCGATGTCGCCCTCGCGGAGCACGGCGCGCAGGATCTGGACCAGGTCGGCCTCGATGATCGGCGGCAGCTCCCAGATGCGGCCGGAGACGCGCGAGGCGAGCTGCTCGAACTTCTCGGACGTGCCGGTCAGGTGGCGCTTCAGGTCGTTGATGCCGACCAGGAGCATGCCGACGCCGGTCTCGTCGTAGACGTGGCGGAGCGCGTCCAGCGCGGTGAAACAGAGCGTGTGGGCCTCGTCCACGATGATGCAGCGGCCGGAGCCTGTTAGGCGCGCCAGCACGCGCTTCATCAGCGCGTACTTGGTGCCGGTCTCATGGACGCGGATCGCCTCACAGAGCTTCTGCAGCACCGCGCGGTCGCCGATGTTCCAGGCCTTGATGAGGATGATGCTGCGGTCCTGGCTGACGATCTCCTGGATCGTGCGGCTCTTGCCCCAGCCGGAGCCCCCGATGAGCGCGGCGAGCTGGCCGAACTTGTGGCAGAAGCCGACGGCCTTCATGACTTCCTTGGCCTGGCGCGTCTCGACGAACGGGAGCTTGAGCAGCGTGCCGTCGTCGCGCGCATCCTCGCGCTCGACGTAGGCCTTGAGCGCGGCGGCGAGGCCGGCGAGATCGCCCACGTCCTTGCGGTTGAGGAAGTTGCTGATCGTTGCGGGGGACATGCCGATGCCGCGCGCGATGTCGGCCTGGGAGAGCGGCTTGCCCTTGGCCTCACGCCGGGCGATGAGATGCTCCAGGCGCTCGCGGGTCAGCTCGATGTCGTGGGCATAGAGGCTCATGATTCCATCAGCTCCTTGTGGATGGCGTCGCGCTCGGCGGCGCTGGTGTCGACGCCAGGCGCCGGCAGGGCTGAGATCGCCTCGGCGCGCGGCGGCGCGGACCGCTCGAAGCCGGTGATGGGCCGGTTGACCGTGCCGCCGGGCTCTGGCGCGATCTTCGGCTTCAGCGCATACACCTTGCCGGCCGGGCGCTGGTTCACGACCAGGCGGGCGGCCTGGTCCGGGTCCACGGCGATCGCGCGGTGCTGCGCGTAGTCGCGCAGGATCTGCCGGGACTTCTTGCGGCGCCGGCCGATCTCCTGCTGCTCCTGCTCGGACAGGCCCATCGAGAAGGCCTTGTCGGCCTTGGCCTCGCAGAGCAGCGCGTTGTTCTTGAAGACGCGCAGCGCGCCGATGTTGCCCGCGTCGTAGCGGATCTCGACCTTTTGGTCGAAGTGTGGGATCAGGGCGTCGTGCCAGTACTTGAAGCCGAACAAGTGGATGCCGTCCCGGTAGACCTTCACCGGCTTGTGCTTCATGAGGATGCAGTCCAGCGCGGCGGCGTCCGGAATGCGCTTCTCGACGCCCTGCCACAGCGAGCGCGGCGTCGCGCCGTCCATGCCCTCGCCGTGGTGCTCGCGGTCGTGGTAGGCCTCGATGCACTCGGCCACGCGCTGGCGGCATTCATCCAGAGACATGATCAGGCCGTTCTTGACCTCGGCGTTGAGCTTCTCGGGCCGCTCCTTGTTGTCGCGTCCGCACCAGCCGGGCAAGGTGCGCTCCCAGGCCGGCAGCGTGTGGCCGAACCAGGGCTCGATGGCCTTCGACCAGGGCGAGCGGACCTGCGCGTGCGTGACGGTGATGTTCAAGAGCGCGAGCACGGCGCGGCTGTCGGCATTCAGCGTAACGTCGCGGCTGTACTTGGTCTTCCCGCCCCAGTAGGTGCAGGTGTAGTCCTTGCCGTTGTCCATATAGAGGCGCTTGGGGAGGCCGAAGCGGAGGATGCCGGCGCGCAGCGCGAGCGCGATCGTGTGGGCGTTGGGGACCCAGTCCAGGTGCCAGCCGACGACCGTGCGGGAGCGCAGGTCCATCCATGCGGTCAGCCACGGCCGGAACGTCTTCCCGCCGTCCGTGACGAAGAGGTCCAACACGCGGTGGTCGCCGACCCACATTTCGCCGACGGCCAGATCCAGATAGTCGCGGTGGATCTTCGGCTCGGCCTGCGCGCGGTAGGCCTGCTCGCCGTGGCGGCGCTCGAGGACGACGGCCTGGGGAATCGTCGCGAGGTAGCGGTTGATCGTGGCGACGCAGGGCGCCGGGATGCGCGCCTTCTCGCAGAACTTCTCGACGTTGCGATGGACGGTCGTGATGGAGGGGCAGGAGGGGCGCAGGTACTCGTCCTCGATGACGCTCTTCAGCGCGTCGGAGATCGCGTAGAACTGGCCGGCCTTCTTGCCCCAGCCGGGCAGCAGGCCCGCGAAGCCGGCCTCCCGGTACTTGTCCACCCAGCCATAGAGGGTGCTGCGGCCTTCGCCGTGCTGCGCGGCGAGCGCTTTGAGCCGGGTGGAGACGGCGTCGCGCGATTCCATGATGGCGAGGGCGTCCAGCACAATCGGCAGGCGGCGGAGCGCTTCGTGGCGCGCGCGCTCCGGGTATTCGGCCAGGTTCGGCGAAGCAGAATCTGCAGCCGGCGGCTGCAATTCGCGCTGCCAGTAAGTGAGCTGCGCGGCGTCCGGGAGCGAGAGCAGGCGGAAGAGCTTGACGTGCCGGCCGTTGGCGGCCTTCTCGTCGGAGGCCTTCACGGCGAACAGGCCGTCGTCGATCTTCCGATAGATGGTCGCGCGGTCGAAGCCGGTGAGCTCGATGGCCTGCTCGATCGTGACGTAGGGATCGCGCTCGATCATTTCCCGCCCTCGCCGAGCAGGCCCTTAATACGGGCTTCCAGCTCATCCTTCTGGGCCATGAGGCGCGCAACCTCCAACTGTTTGGCTTCTTCCGGCCCCGCCAGGAGGCAACCGATCGCGGCGGCCAGGATGTACATCGGCGTCTGTGAGCCGGTCACATTACAGAACGATGGCACGAGGATGGCCGGCATCAGATGTGCCACGGAACTCTCCGAGGTGTACTTGTCGAGCATGGACTTGGTGATCTCGCGTCCGCCCCCCAGCTCTGAGAGCTTGGACGCGATCTGGTATCTGGAGAGCGGGCACTGGCGGATGGCCTCGGAGAGGGCCCGGCGGAAATTGGCATCCAGGGCCGAGGGCTTGCCATTAAGGGATGGCCTCGCCTCCTCAGTTAGGGGAAGTGCCTCCTGTTTTCCCCTTACGCCAGGCAATCCTTTGTCGGGAATTGACATCGCTTTTCCTATGGGCCAGACTGTCTAATAAAAAGAGCGGGGGCGCCGGCCAGTCCACTGATCAGCGCCCCGCGCTCTGAGGGCGACAGGAGGGTCAGTCCAACGCCCTTGGTGCGTTCAGAGGCGGAGATGGTCCATCGCGGGAAACGTGAGTTCGTCGGAGCCATCAAGGTCATGCATCAGTACCGTGAAGCGTTCGCCGCAGCGCTCCAGAGATTGGAGCGGCGCGGCGGCAGGAAGGACTGGGCGCGCTGCCTATCGCTCCTGGCCGACTATCTCGCCGAGCTGGCACATTGCAATGAGCTGTACCTATATGACGTGGCGGATCGCGTCGAGAAGATCGAGCGATGGATAGAAAGGGGGCCAAAACTGTCTTCAAGGCCAGGCGCTCGGCGTCCATTGCTCGGCGGAACTCGGTGGCCGCGATCATGACGCCTTTTCCTCGGGCCAGATCTGCTCCGGGCGAAGCCCGCAGGCTGCCGCGATCGCGCGCCTGGCCCACTTCGTCTTCTTGCGCCCGTGCAGGACATTGCTGAGGTAGGGCCTTGAGACGCCCAGCCGCCTGGCGATCTTGGCGATATTAAGGTTGTGCTCTTCGCGGAGGGCCGAAATAGGAACGGAAGCGTAGCCCATGGGCGGGATAATAGACAAACAGTCTATCTGTTGTCAAGGACAAAATAGACATTTTTTCTAGTCGTGAAGTATGGTGAAATATCAAGGCTTTAAGGATCGCCTGGAAGCTGCTATACGGAACAGGCGCCTAAAGAAAAAGGAGTTCGCCACCCTCGTCGGCGTGACCCCGAGAGCGTTGAGCCGCTATCTGCACAGCGAGGCGTTGCCATCTCGATTCGTCACGATGAGAATGGCTGAGCTGCTCGGCGTCACGACGGACTGGCTACTCAACGGCAACACGTCAGGCTTGGCGGGGGATCGCATCCAGGATGTGGCGGCCGGCTATGGTACTGACGGCTCGTTCAAGGCTCGGCTCGCGGCCATCGCCGACGAGCTGACCGACGAGGAAGAGCGCCAGACAGTCATGCGATGCGCGGAGGCCTTGCGCGTCGGCCCGATGGAGATCCGCGCGCACCTGATCAATCAGATGAAGATGGTGGAACACTTGCTCATGCTGGCCGCCAAGGAGACGCGGAAGAAAAAATCACGGTGACGCCGACTGGACTTTTCGATAGCGGTGCTATCCGATCGGGCAGGGCTTGAATCGGCCATTTGTAAAGGACTCGTAAAGTTGCTAGTGGCACAAGTGTTGCCGGTATCTGTCGACCGTGGGCGAAAGACACCTGCGCTCCTGGATCGAGAAGCTCGGGCCGGCAGAGCAGAATATCATTTGGCGCTACGTCGCCCTGCTCGTGGACGGGAGCGAGCGAATCAAAACATCAATCGCCGTCGAGCTCCGCATCCTGGAGGCCTCTCTCGGTGACGATGACCCCGAGGATTCCCCTGCCGGCCAGGACGCCGCGCAACCAGCCGGGAGAAATTCCGAAGAGTGTCACCTGCGGCCAACGCACTTGGAGAAGCCTAACACCCAGGGCCCCCAAGAGACGGGTGAGTTGATCGTGGTCGGACTGATGCACGATAAAATCAAGGGGAATTATATACTTTATTCCCTTGACAAATGTCAGGGAGTTATGTATACTGGTATTAGATAAGGAGACGATACCATGAACGACAAATTGACCATTAGCACTTTCAAGCTCTTTAAGTTGTTTCCCGATCAGGAAGCCGCCCGCCTTTACTTGGACTCCCGCCTCTGGCCGAATGGAGTAATCTGTCCAGAGTGCAGGGCCGGCGAGCGGATCACTATTCGCAAAGGCGGCTTCTACCGCTGTAATGCCTGTAAGCTGGACTTCACGGTACGGACGGGTACCATCTTTGAGCGGTCGCATATTCCCCTGCACAAATGGGTCTACGCGATGTATCTCTTGGTCACGGCCCGCAAGGGCATTTCGTCGCTCCAATTGTCGAAGGAGATCGGTGTCACCCAAAAGACCGCCTGGTTCATGCTCCATCGCCTGCGGGAAGCCTGCGGGGCTGATCTGCCGATCTTGCGAGGGACGGTCGAAGTCGATGAAACCTATATCGGGGGAAAAGAAGCGAATAAACACGCCAGCAAGAAGCTCCGACAAG